GAGATTTCGACGAGCTTGACGTACAGAGCTTCGTACTTCTCCTTAACCGTGTCGCCGAGGGCCGTGTTGAAGTCCCATGCTGAAACCGTACCAGCGTTGTTACGAAGGTCGGTCAGAACTTCACGGTCGATCTCAAGGTTAATTTCCTGTGCGAGAACGCTTGTCAGTTCGGCCTCTGCGTCCAAGTTGTGCTGGGAGCGAAGGTCTTGCTGAGCTTCGTAGGTCCAGACGGCCTTCAGCTTACGAGTGATGGCAACGATGTCTTCGGACTCTACGACGAGGTTGATTTCTGGGAGGTCTTGCTGGCCTTCGAGGTTCTGCTCATAGTTAACTACGACAGAGTTGGCACCTGGGTCGGCGGTCCACGTTGCGGTCATAACGCCGGTAACGAGGTTAAGCGTTGCGGACGATACGGACTGAGCGGGCGAGCCGACGGCCGTGAAGGTGAAGACGCCGCTCTGGGAGACAACGAAGGTCTGAACGAGCGTGCTGCCGACGAAGACGCTGCCAGTTACCGTACCCGCAAGAATCGGGGTGCGCTCAAGCTGGTACTGGAGGACTGCTGCGCCACCGGCATTGTTCTGCGTCTCATTGGACACGAACTGGTGGGTGTACCAGATGTCCAAGTTGCCAGTGCCGTCTGCAAGTTGCTGGAGCGACAGGTTATCGTCACCTGGGAAGCCCGGCTGAGTTGCGCCACGGGTTGCGCCCTTGTTGCTGGAGTACCTAAAGCGGAGGTAGTAAACCAAACCCGTAGGACCGAGCAACGGCTGAACGCTGACGATCTTGTTGGCGATCAACTGTGGGTAAATACGACGAACAAGCGGAATACTGATGCGCTTGAATTGTGCGATGTCTCCGGTATCGGTGGACTGTTCGTTAACGAGCCTCTGGTTTTCCAGCAGAACGGCAGTGTTAGAGCGATCCCACTTATTTTCGATACCTTCAAGGAGGCCGATATTGCCCCAACGCTTGCTCAGGAGAGCGGCTTCGTTGAGGTAGCGGCTGTTAAGGTTCATGTTCATATGGATTATATCCTCTTAAAAAAGCCTAAATGTTATAATTACTTGGAAGCCGGTTCATCCTTCTTGATGTTCGACAGGTACTTCCAATCGGCAAAGATGTCTTCGCCTAGTTGCTCTACGAAGCGCTGGCTTCGATCATCCACTGTGTTTTGTTCTGCGACGGCTTCACCAGAAACGTCCTCTTGTTCGCCAATCACAACCTGACGTTGATCCTTGCGATCAAGATGTCCCTGACCCCGTGCCTCTACCTTCTGTGCTTTCTGAGTCCTTGCGGTTCGTTCGTTATTCTTGCTTTCGCTGAGAACTGTCTGCTGGTGCTTAACGGCTTCCGAAAGCTGTTGATTCTGTGTAGCGAGACGCATGTTCTTAGCTTCGAGTGTCTTAATGTGAACCTTCTGCTCGTCGAGTTGCTTGCCAAGTTGCTCGACACGGCTGGAGGTTGCGTATGCGTAGTCTTCGTCGGAGAGGAAGTTCTGTGCGACTTCCAGAACCTTCTCGAAAGCGAGCTTCTGTTCTGCGACGGCCGGGTCGTTGAGAACGTCCTTCTTTGCCATCTCATAATACTTCTCGCCCTGGAGCGCTAGGAATTGGTCGAGCTTGTCAACCATGTATTCCTTAACGTCTGCCATCCTCTTGTCGTACTCTTCGTAAAGGGAGACTTCGAGCGTGTCGTTCTTGGAGCGCTCTTCCTGAAGCATTTGATAAGCTTCCTCGTAGCCCTCTTCCAATGCCTGCTCAAACTCTTCCTTCTGAATTTCCAGACGGTCACGAAGGTCTGTAATGATGTCCCAAGCTTGGGTATAACCCTGCTCGGCGGTTGCTTCGTCAGCAGCCTTTTCTTCGGTGATGGTCTTGTAAGCTTCTTCCAACTTGTCCGAGTATTCCTTCTCCAACTCTGCGACAGCGTTTTCGAGGAACTTTGAAACGGCCTCTTCAACGGTCTTCTGAGCATCTTCCGAAACTAGGCCAGCCAAAGCCTGCATTACCTGCTCAATACTGTTATTTGCCATTGTGTTCTCCTAAGCCTTGCGTTGATTCTGCGATGCAACAATTTATATATGCGGCACTCTTCAATTTTGCTTTATTTTTTTGCATGCTCGATCCACGAGATGCTCTTTCGATTATGTATGCAGATGACTCATATTTTTACTGAGGGAAATTAGTCTTTATGTCGTCTGGGTTAATTGGTATGGAATAGTTTTGTGTTTTGATATTGGACGTGTCTTTCCAAATCTTCATCTGCTGCAATAATCGTATTAAATTGTTAACGTCTTCTTGTGTTGGCGGGGTTTGAAGTATTTTTTGAAGGGCGTTAGTCGCAACGGGGTCTTTTCTCAAAACCGACATGAAGCTTTTTCTTTGATCTTCGTTCGTCAAAATCGTCATTAATATTTTTTTAAAGCGATCAAAATGCGGGCTGCCTTCCATATTCCAAACCGGCAACTGCGGCAGTCCCGGCGGGTAATATTCGTCATCGGCCAAGGCTTGTTTGGCGGCGGCGATTTGCTGGTTTGTGTAACCTTTTTGCTTCCACCACTTTGTAGCCAAGTCTTCAAACTCTTCGTCGGAACCAACCTCCTGTCCCCAAGCCTGTGTTTTCCTGGGCCACTGGACTTCCGAAAACAACCATTCTTTGAAATTCATTTTTGTCATGGGAATAAAAAAGGGAGTTAATTTAACTCCCTTTTGAGTAATTTGTTACATTATTTATTACGAATGTTTTTCTTAATTTCTTCCAACTTGGTGTCTAATTTGGTTCCGAAGAAAGAAACGAGCGCCCTAGGATTAGCTTCAATTGATCTAGAAGATAAGGTCTTCGCCGGCTCAAAACTTTCACGCTTGCCATTGACCTGTTTCTGGAACGCAGCGTATGTACTCGGATCGGCCACTGCGTCGAAAGTAATTAGCTTATAACTTTCACCAATCACCAGCACGCCTTCGCTATTGGTTTGTCCGTTACCAACGCCACGGCTGGACATTCCGATCCGACAACCGCTTTCAATAAGCCTCTTCAAAATTATGCCGCTTGGTGTAGCTAAAATTTCCCCCTCGCCCATCAACGTATTGCCTTCCCACCACAGCTTAGTGACGATGTGACTTGCGTTCGCCAGGTGGACGATGGAGTCCGTCGGGTGGTCTAACTCGCCGTAAAGGCCACGAGAGGCTACGGCTTCTTCCAGTTGCTCCACGTTGCGTGCAAGAACTTCAAACGTGTAAATTCTCTTGTTTTTGTTAATTGCATTGGCTTCTTGGAATTTGCCACGGAACTTCGTGTTGCCGTTAGTCGATTCGGCCAGGTTCAACGTAGCGAAACCACAGCAGTCAATTAATAACATATCCATAATATTCCCCTCTTATTAACTATTTATTATCAAACCTTATTTTTCTCCCAAAAAACTTATCGGGGTTGCAAATAACGAACAATTGCCACGTCTTGTGGTCGCACCCTTATTTCGGCCTCTTGCACATAATGATTTGTTTGTGCGTCTTTGCGAACGACAACCTGAATGATTGCGATGTTGGTCGGGTTCAATCCCCTGATCGCCCCGAAAGGTGCCGTGAAGCCTACGACGGGATCGAACTCTACAACGTCGCTATTGTCCGAAGGAGGGTTGTCGTCTATGACCGCCTTTTCCAGTTCTTGTAAAAACTCGTACCTAGCTTCGGGCGTCGTCACCTTTTTGTCGAGAACGGCTTTTATGTTTTGCTCGTCGCCGTTCGATATAAACTTTTTTGGCACTCCGAAACTGCGCAGCACTTGGTCTGCGTTGCTAAGCCCGCCCATGTCGTCAAAATAGCTGTTGTCGTTGCCCGTTGCGTAGTCGTAAATGGAAGAGGCCGAAACTTGGCCCGCAACTATTCCGGCAACGAACTTAAGCCCTTCGTAAATTTCGAGGGCTTTATTGTAGTTATAGGTCAAAGACACCATGTTTGGTGCCATGTTGCTGGGTCCGCCGCCGAGGCCGATCCCCTTCCCGCCCAATTCTGTACGGGATTTAAGTCGGCCGTCCGTTTTCACCGCACTCAGGTTGGTGGTGACGTGGTAAAGTTTTTCGGGGGCGTATTGGGAATTGTGCAAGTCGAAATCGTCCACGTCCCGGCCAAGTAAAGTGTTCGCATAACGACCAAAGGGCCTGTCCGGCTCCCT